ACCGTACCGGGCATACAGCCCTCCGGTCGGGCCACTACGACATCGTTCAACAGTATGGCTCGCGTACTCGCTGCTTATGCAGTTGGCGCCTAGACTGTCGCCGCCAACGGCGACGACGCCATTGAGGACTTCGTGGACAACGCGATGCGCAGGTACCAGTACCTGGGTTTCAAACTCAAGATGTACAAGCCGTTTGCCGAGTGGCCGGATTTCTGCTCCCATTTCTATGGTGAGCCGTTTTACCCGTTGAATATCGGTAAGCAGCTGTTTACATATTTGGGCGGCAAGCTCAATGAGGAACGTACCTACGCCCTGGTTGACGCCCATAAACGGGCTCCCTGGTTCGACGCGATGTCCTTGGCTGTGACGCGCGCTCTGATGTGTGATCTATACGCCCGCGTGGACGGGGCGGACGTATAATTTGTAGGCACCACGGCCTCTTGTAAAGTACATATATTGTATATAGCAATCTATATAAGATGGTGTCCAAGAAGAAGCAGCGTCAGCCGCAAGCCAATCCTCCGCGGAAAGGTGCCAAGAAGCGCACCCGAAAGCGTCGAGGAAATGGCATGCGTGTTCCGAACTCATTCCCTAGTAATCGTCTTCGCTTGGCCGCGCAGCAGATGTGCTCTCAGATCAATCCATTTTGTCCTGAGGCCATCGGCGCGCGTGTTCTTGACGATGATGTTCAGTCGACACTGCCGTTTATGCATCAGTATTCGACTGCGCCGTACAAGACTGATGGGCTCGCAGGCCAGAACGATGGCAATTTCTTCGTGGTCCTCCAAGTAGCCTTCGGCTCCACGGCTGTGCAGCGTGCTGTACAGTATGCTGGAGCGTCGGACTGGAGCGGATCTGTGAACGGAACTGTAATTGCGAATGGCCTGGTTGATTCGACCGCCGTTACCACCATTTCGGCGTTTGATGAGCTGCGTTGCGTATCTGCTGGACATCGTATCACTATAAGTAGTCCAACCACAGCCGCAGCGGGCTTGGTTTCTATCAAGAGGTTGCCTGTGCAGGCTACTGCCGACATATTGGGTCTTGCCACTTATGCGGCCTCGACGTTTTGGCCCGATCACCAGAACGTCTCTGGCCACAACTTGGAGTTGCACCTTATCCATGAGGTCTCTAGTACTAAAGCGCGACATGCCTACAACAATGCGACAACTGCCGCAGTTTCTGTGGGTTTTGACACGTTCTTAGTCTGGGGGCTCGGATGGCCAACTGACACCAACATTCAGATCGACAGTCGTTACAACCTTGAGGGCATCCCTCTGTACACCAATGTTGCGCGTGAGTTTGTCACGCCCTCGCCCAGCACCAAGAGCTGGGCCCCGGCGTTTGGCACGTTCATGAACCGAGCGGCTAAGGTGCTTACAGCTGTGATGAGCATTGAGCATATCAATGACGTCACAGAGCGCCTTGCGCAAGATGTCCTCTTGGCGGGTGGTGAGCAATTGCTCCGCCTGTTGTAGAGCCTGTGCGGTTGTGACAGAAAAGTCACGTTAAACAAATCGTTTTCCGGTCACCCTCCTTCGTAGTGGCGCTGTCAGAATCTAGAAAGTTTCCTAGTTTCCCGTGGCAGTGCAACCATGATCTAAGGAGAAGACAGCTTCCGTCTGTCACCGTAGGGAGGATAGGGCCTGTGCGGGCCTGACATCAAAGGCGCACCAACGAACCGTGAG